TCGATAATAATGCTTTTACTCGACTCTATAAGCGCAATAGTACCACTTTCGTTCGCTTCCACTACTTCGGTATAGATTTCGCTAGTGTTCTTGTTCTCAGCAACGTATAGCGCTTTGCTTAACTTGAAATAGTGCATATAAATAAACATCTGCCCAGCGTGTTGCGGCTTCGATTGCTTAACGCCATGTTTCACCAAATCATCAAATGATTTTTGGTTATGCGTTTTAACTTCAAGCAAGTGCCATTCATCGCCTATTTTAATCATGCCATCGCACGAACCTGCAAAGTGACCACCTAAATCACTAAAAGCAAACTGCTTGCCGTTTTCGTCACGATCTTTTACTTCATAGCCAGCTTGACGCAGTTCTGCAATAATGCGATCTTCTGCTAAGTGTCCAGTTTTGAATAGGCGCAATAAGCGCCCGTCGTGCTTTTTAGTGTAAGCGTGTCGCCATTGATACCAAATAGCTCGGGCACATTGCTTGCCCGCTATTGACGCCCCTAGGTGGGGTCTAGGCGCGTCGTGTTGGTAGGTTGCGTATATTTGTTGCGCTAAATCCATGATGGTAGCTCCATCTCAACCTTTGGATCATAATCAGTCTTGTTTAGTCTTGCTCCAAATATTTCACGCTCAATATATTGCTTCATAATCTGCATCATGCTTTTCATCATTGTTTTATGCTGTGCGTCTTTACGTCTAATATTATCAACAACAGCGCCCTCGGTATCAGCTGCGATAATATGCACATGGACATCGTTTTGCTGACCGAATCGCCATTGACGACGAACAGCTTGATAGTACGATTCCCATGAATCAGACAATCCAACAAATACAGCATGATGCGACGATTGCATATTGATGCCAAAACCTGCAATCTTTGGCTTTGACACAAGGCATTTAATTTTACCGTCGCAAAAATCCATAACTGACTTGGTTTTATGCTCAGGTGAATCACTGCCTTTAACTTCAACAGCACCATTAATTAACTTTGTTAATAGTTCGCTCTCTTCATTCAAATGACACCAAACAACGCAATTATCATCGAGTGCATTAACGATTTCAGCGGCTTTTTTACAGCGATCCATCACGCTGTCTTTGCGCGCTTTGTTGCGTTCTAATAATCCTTGCGCTTGCTCAACAAACAATGAATCAGTCGGAGTTGTTTCGATTGTATGCTGGTACATATGCAAACTTGGCAAAACATAACTTGACCCGTCATATCCAATGTCGCTAGGGCTAGTTAAAAATACAGCCCAAGTCGCCATCCACTCGAAAAACTTAGCGCGCCCATGTCCTTTTAATCGCCATTTTGCAGTATCGCCGCCATCATGGATAAAATATGTCGCTAGCATTTCAACTTGCGTCATAACGCCTAAAAATTCCGACTGAGTGCCGATCTCCATAAAATCATTAGGGCTAGGCGTTGCAGTACAAGACAATCGGTATGGTATAACGCTAGCAAAGTCAGTAATCTGCTGGCGCATTTTTCCCATCATACCCTTTAGAATTGATGACTCATCAAGCACAATACCGCTAAAAGCATCAGCATTAAAATGATCCAGCTTTTCGTAGTTGGTAACAAAAATACTAAACTCATTCGAGTTTGCATCAATATCACTTTGATTGCTTACTTGCTTAACTTTAATGCCAAACTTTGCACCTTCCCGCTCAGTCTGACTTGCAACCGCCAATGGTGCTAATACAAGCACTTTGCCATTTGTATGACGCGCTACTTGATCAGCCCATGTTAGTTGCGTGATTGTTTTACCAAGTCCAGTGTCCAAAAATAATCCAGCGCGCCCACGTTTACACGCGTACTTTACGCACGCGCTTTGATGTGGAAAAATTGCATCTGGGAATTGTGATTCGATTGATTCAAATCCAGCGTCTTGATGATCGGCTGTTTTTGTTTTGATAAATTTATCGTATGACATTACATATCCCCAAACATATCATATTGAGTTTGCTTTGCTAACTCTAAGTTACGACAAGCCAACTCAAAATATGATCGCTTCAATTCAGCACCAATAAACTTGCGCCCCATCTTTAACGCAATATAGCCTTCACTACCAATACCCATAAATGGCGACCAAACGATATCATCTGGCATCGACCATAACTGCATTGAGCGCTCGATAACGTCTAACTGCAACGGGCAGATATGCCTTTCATCATCACTCTCGCGCGCTGTTTCATAATTAAGAGTCTTAGTCTGGTTAATGTCATCCCAAATCGGACTAGCATAACGTTGCCAAACATCAATCGGAGTTGCGTACTCTGCTTGCTTAACCCATGCTAAACGCCCATCGTCGTACTCAATTGGTGCAAATCCAGCAGGCGGATTGTCGCCAACGTAATGAGTTAGTGCGCCACTGATCGGCTTTTCATTTTCGCCCAATTTACGCATGACGATTAGATAATCGGGGATACCTTGTCTGCTCATACTTGAGTCTTTTAGGATCGTTTTATGAAGCAATCCGAGTGCTTTTGTCCGCTGCATAGCAACCACTGGATCTTTCCAGATGCAAACCTCACTATGAAAAACAAATCCAGCTTTTTGATATTCACGGATTAGTTCGCCTCGAAAGTCACGAATGCCAATATAGCCATGATTCTGTTTTGATGTTGGTAAATTCATGCAATGAATAGCAACTAACCGACCTTTTTTTATAACGCGATGTTGCTCTTGAATCAAAAAGCGATATTGATCCCAAAACTGATCGCTTGATTTAGAGTTGCCCATATCGCGGTCGCTATTACTGTATGTATATAGCGATTCAAACGGAGGAGAAAACACCGAAAAATGCACCGACTCATCTGGCAAATTCTGCGCAACTTCCACTGTGTCTGCGTGATAAATAGCGAAATCTTCCGCTAATACTTGGTCTAATACGTTCATAACCACCTCTAGATAACGGCCTAATTAAAGGCCGTTTTGTTGTTTTAAATAACCGCTTATTTCATCCAAGGCGGAGTGTCACTAGCTGGTGCTGCTTGTACTGGCGCTTGGTACGATGGTTGTGTAACTTGCGGCATTGCTTGTGGTTGCACAGCTGGTGCTGCTAACGTCTTACCATAGGAGCTATAAGACTTAATCACGTTGTTGAATGAGCCGTCGCCTTTATTGCTAGGTTCTAATCCGACTTTAACGGTTAGTGGTTGGTTGTGCAGTTGGCTTGTGTCCGTAATTTGCATTCTATTAACAGCGCGGCAAATAGCGCTTAAATCACGCATAGCGATTTCTACGGCTGCTTGGTTAGGGTTGTTAATGTTTAGATTGCTAAACAGCGTACACCCCTTAAATGCGCCTTCAATCACTTCAAACTTTAGCTTGATGTATTCGCCCGTGCCTGCCTTTGTTGCTTGTATGTTTGACTCAGTGATTACTACCGCATATTCTCCAACTGGTAATGGTTGGTATTCGCTAGATGGTTCAATGTTGGTTGCGTCAAAGTTAATAAAAGCCATTTGTTATGCTCCATTGGTTAAAAATTGTGCGAAAGGGTTTTGGCCTTTGATAAATTCTAGGTCGGTATCAATGCCAAAACGGTTTTTTGCAACACTTGATGCGTTTGGTGTGCATTTAATAACGCGCTCACCGTTGCTGATTGCTTTTTTCTTGTCTCCTTGCCCTGTTGTGAATGTTTTCAGTGAAATAAATGATATGCAGTCAACATTATCAACGTAATGCGCTGAGCTTAACTTATGCATTCTTAAAACGTATCGAGTGTAATTATCCATATCAGGCGGTTTTACTGTTTCAATATCCGCATGAGCAATAAAAACAATATTCATGCCTTTTGCAACACTCAAACCACCGCACCATTCACGCAACTTCGCATGAACAGCCGATACCGCTCCGAACCCATTACCATAACCACCAAACGCTTGATTGATGCCTTTTGGCTTTTTAGGGTCGGACGCGATAATCTCAGCTTCAATCATGGTGTTTAATTGAGTAATACTGTCGATAATCAGCGTCTTAAAATCATGCTCATTTGTCGCTAGTGACGTGATCTGCTCAAACACATCATTGCTACTCGTTGCCATTGGAAACATTGCAACATCTAAGCCGCTGATTGCCATAGCACCATCTTCAACACGAATCATGACGGGCTTAGGGAATGATGCGGCTAGCGTTGTCTTGCCCATTCCCGCCTCGCCTGCGATTGTGATAATCACTGGGCGATTACGGTTAGGGCGCTCTAGTGCTTTTAGGTCGTAAGCCATTTTATTCCACCGTTACGCTAACAGCTGGTTTGCCAGCGCTTGATGTGATTGCCTTGGCGGCTACTTGGTAAATGTCAGGCTCGTTATCGGCAAGCCATTTTAAGCCTGTCACGTCAACGTCTAACTTAGTTTTAACGGGTCGTTTCGCTACTGGAATCTGAGTTTTAACTTCATCCCAAATGGTACTATCAATGCGGTAATTGATAGGTAGCTTAACAACAACCTTAAAGCCGTCAATGCGCTGCGTCGTTTGGCTTCCTAAATCAGTAGGAACTAAATCAGCGATTGACTGCTCTAGTGCTACTCGTTTGGCTTTAGCGGCATTTTCAGCCGCCTTAACCTCCACTAATTCGGTTAGTAGTTCCGTGAGTGTTTTGTTCATTATTCACCTCGTTGGATTGTTGTTTGTCACTTGACGATTAAATAATATAACAAAATACACCCATTGTAAACATCTAAATGCAAAAAAATTATAATTATTTTGCCTCTTGCTCAAAATACCACTCTAAAACGCGCAAAGTTGACTCGTGCGGTTTTTTCTTTTTGTCGATAAAGTTACGCAAGGTGTGCGGGTGCAATCCTGTAACAGATGCCACAAGCGCAAGGCGTGAGCGGTTAAGTTCATCGCGTAAAAAATCAATGCGCTGCTCTTCATTTTCAAATGTCATTTATGACTCCTTTTTGTAAAAATAGCGGGTAATAGGTTTGGTTGTTGTTGCGTCTAAGCGTTCCTCGATCTGGTCGGATAGCTTCAAGTCCTCGAGAATCTCAGCACGTTCTTTCGATTTAAGCCATTGCGATTTTTGAGCCAAAGCTGTTTTTGTTATGCCTTTGTTTTGCTTAATGATAACCAAAATTCGCTTTAAGTTGCTTTCGTGTTGATTCTCGCTAAGATTTTCACGCGCTCTATTTACGATCAAATTACTTGACCATAACACCAAATCACGCGCCCACTCGTAAGCTTCCATATCAATAATGGGATTTATGTAGTCAATACTGATAGCGTAAATCATGGCCAGCTTTGTTATGTTTTCAGCAACGCGCGTATAAACGGCATTTGTCAGGTCGTCTGTCATAACGCCATTGTCGAAGCTATCATCTAGGTCGTTAATCGCTTTTTTAACGTCGCTCATCATAGGAACCATCATAGGGTTAGGCATAACCTTGCCCGAGTTAATGCCAGCTAGATTGCCGCCACTTGTGCCTGTAAATTCATAGATGCGCTTAATGCCTGCAATGATATGGTCATCATTGCGCCCTATTTGCGGATCGTGTTGCCTAGGTGGACGCTTGGTGTTGGTTTCAACAACAATTAGGCGCGGCACTGTGCCACTGGAAACGTCCGACGCTTTGAGAGCATCAAAAAAGGTGCTATGCGTACTGGTGCCGTAAATGCACAAGTTAGGGTTAACGATAATCTCAGTCGGTCGGTCTTTTTGGTTAGCGTACTCAGTACCACGGTAAATGCTGTTAGATGTACTGTAAAGGCTTAACAGGTTAGTCACTACTTCTTTTTGATGGCTTGCAGCCGTTTTAATGGTTGACGCCTGCAACACTAAACCAAACTCATCAATCATGAATACGCGGCTAGGTGTTTTAACCAATGCCGATATCATTGCTTGACCTGACGCGAATTTTTCGCCGCCGATAATTTCATCACAACCAGCTCGATACGCCCATGATCCGATAATTTTCCGCGCGTGGTCTTTACCGTGTCCAGTTTGCGCTAGGCCGATCATATACACATTGGTGCGTAAGTCAGTAGGTGAGCGGTATTTGCGTCCAGCCAGCGCCCCTAGAAACGCAATGGAAGCCATTAGTGCGAGTAGTGGCTGTTGCCTAACAGAAGTTTCAACAATATGATCAACCATTTCACGCAATAAACCACGCTGAGGAATAACGCTATTCGGCTGCTCAATTGTGGCAGTGGTTGCGACGTTTGAATGTGAAAGTTCTTGCGCTAGTTGTTCTTGACGTGTTTTGAGTAACGCGCCCACGATCTCGCGCCCGTGTTCTACGTGTTCAAACTCAGCGGCGGCGTCAGGGCGTGAATATCTTGTCACCGATTTAACAATGGCCAGTGCTTCATCATCATCGAGCGGAAACTCTAAACGGCTGTTTTCAGCAAGGACCGCAATTTTTAGCGCGTCATAAGGCGCGCCTGCGTTATGAATGCGGCCTGCGTAACTGGTTAGGTAGTTATTGCGGCCACCGACACCGACGCGCAATTTTCCAGCACTTGAAACAGTGGGCGCTTCTGGTTTGCTTGCTTGATGCCTAACCAACATCATGAGTAGTTCTTGTGGTATCGGCGCAAGCTCTGGCATTGGTTCGTTGCCAATATCCCAATCAAGCCAGTTATACCCTTGAGTTGGAAAACAAACAACTTGCCCCTTGCCTGCAACACGAACATCAAGCCCGCCCATAAAGCCCACGGCATTCTTAATTTCGATTGATGGGTCAATGGTAAAGAAGTAGTGACGTCCGCCGCTGGGAGTGTCTTGTGCTAGCGTGTCAATTGAATCAAGCCCGATCATCTCGAGCGATTGGAAGCCGTTATGTTCGCCTTTAACGTCCACGTCGAGAATGATAACGCCCGCATGTGGCCGCAAGCCGCAGCGGTCGCTAAACATGCTCGAATGAAAGTCAGGTATGTTTTGCCAGTTAGGCGTGAAGGGGCGCTTGTCGATTCCAATCGGTATCAGTGTGCCTAGTGGTTTGTATTGTTCTTTGAGCCAGTCTGCATTTATCGCCATAAGTTCACCTCGTTTGTTGATGTGGGAATATTATAACATTTTAACCAATGATGCAAGTCCGCCCGCAGCCATAAAAGTTCATAAAGATAGCTAAAGTTTGCCCATTAATTATTTATGACTATCTGTTAGCACCTAAAAAACCTAAATTAAATTTTATGAGGTCGATATGAGTTATTATGAGGTGTAAGGTACTGTTATGTATAGGTATTATCTAATAATGAATAATTAATTAATTATATATATACTAAACGCATAACGCACGCGTAAGGGCTCCTACCCCCCATTACGTGTGCGAGGGAATATTTTTTCTCGGTCGTGGTTTGTGGTTGGTGTTACGTTTTGGATTTCGCAACAAATCCAATCTGAGTAGATGCTCGAAATGGTAAAATTCAGCAACAAGCCACAACCGCAAGGACAAAATACCGTTGAACTCAATTAAACCGCATACAAGCGGCGATAACATGGCAGACTATACTTTGACCAATCTCGCAGCCAAAAACGTCATACGCGGCATTTGGAAGCGAATAGATGTGGTTAATTGGGCAAATGGTGACAGCGATTTAGCTGATGCGGTTATGAAGTTGGCAGAGTCTAAAAAAGAAGTTGCCAATTTCAAGCGAGTTTAGTTATAATATTCACGCGGACAGCTTAATGGACTTCATCTCGGTCGATTAGGTGATGCTTTGTTGTTGGAGCGTCCGCACTAACAAACCAACAACACACAACAAACCAAGGAGAGCAGAACAATGACATACCACGAAGCCGCTAAAATCTTAAAACTTTACCAACGATACTTAACTACGAGCGCTACAATGGACGAATTGAACCTAACACCCACTCTGGTAGCCAAAGCGCTTGATGTTGCGATGGTGGCGATTCAAGACGCTGTAAAAGGGCAAGTAGATGGCTAGGCTAACAGCAGATCAGTGGCAAGACGTAAAGGCGATGTATGTAACAGGCCATTACGTCGTAACTGATATCGCCCAACAATTCGGAGTTAGTCATACCGCGATAAACAAGCGAGCCAAACAAGAGAATTGGCAAAAATTAAGCCATTCGATTGTTGCGAATGCGATTAACGCAAGCGCTGAATTGAAGCGCGAAGTTGCAAAAGTTTCAAAAATCGCTGAAGTTGAAACTTTGAAACTTGAAACCGAAATAGAGCGACTGGCACGACGCAAGATTTTTGCCGAAAGCGTTGGCGATAAAATACTGCAAACGGTTGATATCACACTGCCGTTATGTGAAACGCCTTCAGACGTTCGAGAGCTGGCCAGTGCGTTCAAGTCCGTGTATGAGCCGATGTTCAAACAAACACCCGACACCGCCATCCAAATCAACAACAACCAAACTCCTAACCGCATTGAGCGCGTGATTGTCGATGTGGACTCTTAAGATTGAAACGCCTAGATGGTCAGTTCCGCTTTTGCGTCCTAATCGCATAAAGGGCGCTAAGGGCGGCCGATCATCTGGCAAGTCGCATACGTTCGCTGAGATGCTTGTCGAGGAGCACATTCACGACAAGGACTTGCAAAGCGTTTGTATTCGTGAGATTCAAAAGTCGCTTAAATTTTCAGCTAAAAAACTAATCGAGAGCAAAATACGCGAGTTTGGTGTTTCGCACTTGTTTGAAATCACGCTAACCGAGATTAGGCGTGTTGATGGGCACGGGTTGATTATTTTCCAAGGTATGCAAGACCATACCGCCGATTCAATTAAATCGCTCGAAGGGTTCGATAGGGCGTGGGTAGAAGAAGCGCAAAGCATATCGAAACGAAGCCTAGAGCTGTTAGAGCCAACGATACGAAAAGACGGAAGCGAGATATGGTTCACATGGAATCCAGATCAGCCGACCGATCCAGTTGAGCAATTATTCAACGACACACCAGACGCGATACTCGTTCACGTCAACTATACCGACAATCCTAAGTGCCCTAGCGAAATGATTAAGCTGGCAGAAAAGACAAAGCGCAACGATCCAGACAAGTACGCGCATATTTGGCTAGGTCAATTCAACACCAAGTCGGAAAAGCAAATCCTAAACGGCAAATGGCGTGTGGCAGAGTTTGAACCGCAAGCCGATTGGGACGGCGCTTATTTCGGCATGGATCACGGCTTTGCTACCGACCCGATGACATTGGTCAAGTGCTGGATTGCTGGGCGCACGCTTTACATCGAAAAAGAACGCTTCGGGCACGGCATCGAAATCGCCGATATGGTTGAGTTTGTTGAAGGCATGCCCGAAGCGGTTAATCACACCATTCGAGCCGATAGCGCGCGCCCTGAGATCAATAGCCATTTGCGAAACGCTGGACTTAATGTGGTGTCTGTTGAGAAGTGGGCAGGCAGTGTTGAAGATGGCATCACTTTCTTAAGGTCATTCGATGAAATCGTCATTCACTCATCATGCACGCGCATTATCGAAGAATCGCGTTTATGGTCATACAAGACAGACCGCTTGACGGGTGATATAATGCCGCAAGTAGTTGATGATTATAACCACGGCTGGGACGCTATTCGATACGCCTTGCAGCCACTAATTAAACAAGAACCAGCGTTTATTATGGAGTTTGCATGATGTTCGATTTCTTAAAGCGCAAGCCAAAAGCGCAACCAGTTTCACCAGTCGAAGAACAGAAGTTCTGGTTATCGCCTGAGTTCTTTGATAAGCCACCAACAAGCGCCCAAGCCGATACATGGGATACTGAAACCGCTATTACGGACGGTTATCAAGCGTCAACAATTACTTACGCCTGTATTGAGAAGCGCGCTACATCGTGCGCTAGTGTGCCTTTCGTGGCCAAACGCAAGCAAGGTGATGAGTATGTCGCAGTTCCAGATAGCGAGCTGCAGTTGCTGATCAACAAGCCGAATCCAAACCAAGGATGGGCAGAGTTAATTGAGGCGGCAATTCAGCACCTAGACCTTGCAGGTAACGCCTATATGCACATGGTTCGAGCTGGTAAGAATAGTGCGCCTATGGAGCTTTGGCTACTTGACCCGCGCTACATCAAGATCAAAGCAACCGATAAAGACCGCATCATTAGCGGTTATGAATTCCAATCGGCAAATGCTTCTAAGGTGTTTATCCCTTGGGAAGATATGGTGCACCTGAAGTATCAAAACCCTGCGTCAAGCCTTTACGGCATTAGCCCCATGATGGCAACAGGTCG